GCACTAGATAGTATGGTTCTGGTACGTTTTGATTGAACAACATCCTGACCAGTCCAATTAGTTTCCCATGCATTCCAAACAGTAGGAGCAAATCCAGTTTGAGGATCAACATTTTCAGTTTCAACCATTTCACGCATGGTTTCTTTATAATCACCTTCTGCTTTAATGATCTTAGCTTCTAGTCTAGTAGTATCAATCCAAGTATCAGTTGCGGGAGTTAATGTAAGTGAACCTTGCCAGAAACTTACCAAAAATGGAGTTACACTTTCAGTTCTTGTTGCAAAATTTTGTTTAAGCCATTCAACTTCAGCATAATCAAGAGTAATTACATCGGATGTTTTTCTTACATTAATTCCTTCTGGAGCAGAAAATGCTAAATCTGCATCAGGATCAGTATTAATAACTGGACCCTGAATAAGGTCAATTGAATTTGTATAATGTTGTGGTTTTAATGTTTTATTTGTAATATCAACGCTATTCTTATAAGGAAGACCATTTTCTTGTGCTCTTACACTAGTAAAATTATCAACAAAGAATCCAGACTTAAATCTATTCAATCCTTGACTATCAGGAACAAACATATTAGCAGTGTTTGTTTCAAGTAAAGATAGTGAAGTATAATATTCAAGGTTTTGAATTCTTTTTTCAAGTTGCCTAATATCACGCATCCTATATCTCTTATGCTCCATAAAATCAATTGAAGCTTGAGATGGATGATAAAGATATGGTGGCAAATCTACTCTTGCAATTTCTATTGCATTTTCAATAGATACTGGTGCTTCTGGTGCTTCTGCAGGGTCTCCATATTGAATTTGGAATTTACCATCTTTGGTGAGGAAAATTCTATCTACTCTTGGTAAGTAGAACGAATAAGTAAAATTAAGAGACTCATTAGATGCTAAAATATTTGGAGAATTGTTTCCAGTTTGATTAAAGGTTCTTCCATAAAATTCAAAAGGTGATCTTGCACCAGTTTCTACTGTATAATTAGAAACTTTTGGTCTAATATCAATTATATCAGTTACTCTCTCACCATTTACAGTTTTAATCTCTTTAACGTAATCAAATGATTCGCTATATGAATCTACAGTTGTTATATCACCTTCATCACTAGAATCAAAATAACCATTTGAAAAATAAATCTTTAATTGATTTGTTGGTGCATTAAATTCAGATTTTCTAGAAATTGATCCATAATCATAGAAAGATCCACGCTGACCCGCATTAAATGTAAAATGCTTTGAAATATTAAAACTAGAATCTGCTAAAGTAGAAACTGTTGCTTGAATTTTTGATTCTACAAATTCTACAACTTCACCTTCTCTAAAATCATTAGAATTCTTTGGAATAAATTGAATTTGAGAAGAAGTAAGTTTTTGTGCAACAATAGCAATAGCACCACTATTAACACCTTTAATCTGCTCACCAATTATAAGGTCTGAAGTATTATTAGATGGCCCAGAAATTGACGATAAAATAACTGTAGGAGCAGAAGGTTCAGTAACGTCAGTGGATTCATAAATTCCATGAATATTAACTATATCAGGAACATTTAAAGAAATTTTTTCATCCTGAACTCTTGTTCCATATGGATAATTTCCATAGGTTAATCCATCATCAAGTGTTCCATAACCTGAACCAGATCCTTCATTAAGTGATTTGTCAATTATAATTGAATTAACTCTATTTTTTCTCTTTTTCTTATACTGAGGTTTACTCTTTTTCAGAGTATAAGTCAATCTTGCTGCAGAATCATTTGCTCCCAAATTATAAATTTGAAGTTCTGTAGATGCTCCAGGAAAAGAAAACTGATCTCTAGTTAAAGATTCCGTAGTTCCGTCCGATCTTATTAGAGAATATCTTTCTTCAGTAAATGGTAAGAAAGTTTCATTTGTTCCCGCAAGAACAGATGATCCTAATTGGTTTCCTGAAATTGATACAGTAACAGATTTTCTTATATTAAGATAAGAATCTTCAAGATTTATTGTAGCTACATCTGCTCTTGGTAATGTTGTATAAAGTGTATTATCACTAGAAGAATCTAAATTTGACTGTAGTACTTTAAGATCTCGCACCTGGAATGGCAAACTTGGAATTCCACCATCATAAAGTTCACTAACAGTAGTAACTCCTGTAACTGTTATTGTACTAGACCCTACACTTACAACTCTGACACGCGAAGGAACGGAATACCCTACAGCCCCACCACCAAGATATACGTAACCATTAAATTCAATTAAATTACCTTCATAAAGTCGATTGGGAAAACCATCAAATGAAGAAGTTACTGTACTTATTCCATTATTATCAACACCAGTGAAAGTTGCAACACCAACCGTAAATTTATTATGTTGAATAACATTAGCACTAAATGTAGTTCCTACACCAACAACTCCACCAATATTTCCATGTACAGATGAAACATCAGATAATCCAAAACTAGTAATAGCAGTTGCAACTCTTCCATTATCAACTCCATTAAAGCTGAAAGTTTCATTTAACATGAAAGTTCCAGAATTATCATAAAGATTAAGAACATTAGTACCAAGTACATTATCCTTAAGATATGCAACTGCATCACTGTTTTGCCCCTTAATTACTACTGGAGTAGTTAATGTGATAGGTTGATTTAATGTAACTTTAGTAATAGTTTGAACATCATACAAAGAAAGATTCCATTCATTAATATCATCATTTGTAGTATTATATGATCCAGATTCCAATCTATAATCATAAACTCTTGCTACACCAATCTCATCACCTGCAGGTGTTGTTTGTGCAGATCCTACTATAGAATTTCTGAGACTAAGAACATATGTATTACCAATTCCTACAAGAGGAGTTCCAAAAGTTCTATTCAATCTTAATGTAGATCCAGTATTGTAGAATACTGCTTCATTTTCAATAGTTTTTGTTTCTCTTGGTTTCGGACAATCACCATTTGTTGAGGTAATAGTTTCAATTTCATATCCTTTAACAAAAGCTTTACCTGGAGAAATCTGATAAAGTGCTAAATCACTAGCAGCAGGAGAACCTGCAGAAGTAAGTTGACCTTCTTCCAAAACTCCATTATTGCCTATTCCATCATTTAAAGATTCTCTAACCTGAACGTCAAAAGGAGTTACACAATAATCTCCAGATTCTGCATAAGTTCTTCTTGCTAATTCATCATTAACTATAGAATATGAACTTGTTTCTTTCTTTACTCTTAATATACCATTTTCAACAATTGCTAATTCAACGAAATTATTATCATTTACATCAGAAATTGCTTTTTTGAAAAGAGATACGGATACTCTAAGTCTATCCGCACCTGGTGCTGCATAATTATTATATCCAGTTGCATTATCTGTTAAGGTTTCATCCTGATCAGACGTAATAATTTCCTCATTAACATAGAGACCAATTCTATATGATGGTGTATTAGCATATTGGTCTAAAATTAATGTTTCACTATCTACATTTACAAATTGTCCTCTAATAAAATAAACTCCATCAACTACTGAAAAAGCAGCGCCAACTGAAGCAGCCTCATTAGCGACAGTAATTGCAAAAGTTTCTCCTGCAGCAATTGAACTATTGCCAAGAAGACCACTCAAAATCGCCTCTTCAGCAAATAATGATTCTCCATCTATGAAAGTTTGCGTCTCATTATCCTGATTACTTGAAGCTAGATAATTTACATATAATGTTGTATTACCTCTTTCAGAGTCATCAGATATTAAAACATTATCTACATTGGCAGTTACTCCACTTGTCTGACCAGTAATTTTTAATCCAATTAATTGGTCAGCATAAGCATCTACAGGAACACCTTGATAAGTATTATTAAGTTCAATAGCACTATAATTTCTATTATATGCAGTATTTCCAGGTATTACTTTAGCACCTTCTTTAAAGAAGTGTTGTCCAAATCTTTCAACTTGATTTTGTAATATTGACTGTAAACTAGTTAATTCTCTAGCTTGGACAGGATATCCAGGTTTAAATAGTACCTTATGATAATTGTCAGTCGGATCAAAATCATCATAATATGGTGAAACATTTAAATTTGTTATTTGTGACATAATTCTTTAGAACTGCAATATGACCTTGATATCCTCTTTTTGATTAGCAGATCGTGTAACTGATGGTCTGTTGTCAACATAAATTATATTTCCAGAATCTTTTGCAACTTCTGGATCTGCAATTCCACTTACAAAAGATTGACCAAGGTAATAGGTTCTATTATTTATTACAGTAGAAACACCGGTAAAGGTGCTATCAATAGTCAATTCCTCACTAACAGATCCTCCAACAATTTTTAATGATCCACCAGTTCCAGGAGATGATGAAAATTCATTCTGAACAAATCCAAATTCGGGATTTGTTATTGCAACACCAACAGTATTAAAACCTGACATCGATCTATCTTGCCAGACTTTTAAAACTCCTGTTGCTTGATCATAATTAACAACTTTTGCAACAGCAGTTGTACCGGTAGAAACTGTTTGAGTAACAAAAGAATCAGACTCAAAAGTTGCCGAACTATAACCAATACCAGTTAATCTAAGCCCCTGTACTGCACTTGCTTTATCAAGTGCTAAAATTGCAGTTGAACCAAAGGATCTTGGATTTTCTATAAGACCAACTCTGGAAATTTGGTTTCCAGTAATAAAATCTGGGTTTTGAATATCATTCTCAAATCTAGAATATAATAGAACATTTCTTGTACCAAGTTCCCTAAAGATATCATATCCATGACCACCTTGTGGTGGAATAATAACATCAAATATTGGTCTAGTAGTACCTGTAGGAACTCCTCCTGCAACCAAATCAACATTTCCGTAAGTATATCCAGATCCTTGATTTGATATGACCACAGAATCTACTTGAGAATCATTATTAATAGAAACAGTGCATTCTGCTCCCGTTCCATCGCCATTAATTGGAACTCTTGTATAAACTACACTAGCAGTTCCAACAGATATTCCTC